ACTTGAATCTTTTGATCTTGTTCCCTAACTATTTCTTTTAGAGCTTGATGTATTGGTTGTTGACCCTGTTTACTAAGTAAAAATCCCACATCATTGTAAGTTGAAATTTTACGTGCAATTGTTTTTATTTCTTTATCACTTTCTTTAAAAAGTTTTGTATAATTATACAAAGGAATGCCGGCACTGCGTGCTAATTTATTCCATGCATAATCATCACCTATCCTAGAATAAAAACCTAAATTAGGAATTGAATAAATTTCTCTCCAAACAGCGAGTCTGGCTATAAATATTTGGGTGATAACTTGTTCAATAAATGCTGGAGGAGGGACAGGTGAAGGGGGTTGAGTCACCGTCACCACGTCTCGAGGTAGGCTACTTTTACTTTTGTTACTGGATTTTTTACCTTTACCTTTATGTCTGATGCTTTGAGCCGCAGTTTCAGAGATGTAAGGGACCGAACAGACTTTTTTTTCGAACCTAGCTGGAGTAATTGATACAACACAATTCTCTTCTTTTGCTTTTCGTAAAGCTATTTCAATGTCTCCTTGTTTTTCACTAAAGTTTTTTATGACTCTTCTATCATCGTTTATAATATAAATTTTTTGATCATTACTTGCGTCTAATTCTAAAAGATATAATGCAATCGCCATACGCGCCCAGCCAACATGAGGAGATGAATGAGGAGGTATCATATAAAAAACATATTGAATGTTTGTATAACCATTAAGCCCAATCGAATATATATACTCTTTAATTTTAGTTTCTTCATCAAGATTTTGACAATTAAAAAATAAAATTATATTTTTTGCTTGACCAGTATAATTTTGTATATTTTGTCTAAAGCATTTAATTCTACCCTTATCTCGACTTATCATCGTTGGAATTATTACTTTATAATCTATTGTTCGTTGACCTCCTCCACCTCCACCTCCACCTCCTGTAGCAGCGCTACTTGAAGTACTACTGGATATCGGAGCTCCACCTCCACATATTGGAAAGTCCGATATATCAGCTGTAAAGTCGTGAGAAGATTGGCTGTCGGTTAGGAATTGTAGAAATTCCAAAGTAAAGAAGCGTTTCAACTCGTATGAGTATTGACTTATAAGTGGTAAATATTCAAATTTTTGAAAAAATTCTAGGATAGATTTTATTTGATTTTTCGTACATTGTTGTTTAGCACTTTGTTTAACTTGATGTCCTTTGGCTTCCTCGTCATCACTTTGAAGTCCGATTCCTCTCATTCTGGCACCAGAAACTTGTCTACCTTGTGCAATTTGATCGTAATTAATATCTCGCTTAATAATTCTAATATCTTGATCTTCTAAAAATTTTATCGCCCGCTGCAGTTCCATTTATAACAAAAAAAAAAAATAATTGCTTACTCGCTATTTTTTTATTTTATTCGATAAATGATTAATATATCAAATTTACTTATTCAACTATTTCACATTTTGGTCTTTGGACCCTTTTTAATATATGTTGGACTTGCGATGCCGAAACAAGACTGGGTTTACATTATTGTCCTTGCATTAGGTATTTTTGTCATTTTGGCTTTTATTGCCGCAATTATTAAAGAACCAACCAAACAAATCGCAGGATGGCTTCTTTGGCACATTATTATTATTGCTGGTTTATTATTGTGGTGTGGTGCTGCAAAGACACAAACGCCGCGCATCATATATTCACTATTAATTGCTTTGGGATTTGCGGCAATTGGCTACCATGGAACAAGATTAGTTCAATCTTTTGTCAAGTAAAGAATTTTATTTAGATTGTAAATAAAATGAATCAAGACTCTAATAATCAATTATGTCAAGTAGTTCTAGCGATATGTACCTATTATGTAGGGACATTTTTGCTGATTTATTACTTGGAAAAGAAGAATTATTTCTCATAATGCAACAAGGCAACCAATAACTTTTTCCGTAACAAATATGAATAAAGACTACCTAAAGATAGAACAACAACTGACCACGTTTGGAAGAGCAATATTACGATTATTTATAAGGGTGGGTATTATATGAAAAAGATGCACAAACGAGTCCGTATTCTCAATTTTTAAAGAGCGGTGGAAGTGGAGGGATAGTGGACCAGATCATTAGAGATGGTACCACGGTGATCCTACGAGTTCTAGTTTTTTATATAACATAATCATATACTGATTTATTATCAGGTATCGGTTCAACAACCTTTGGTTTTTTCTTTGCAGGTTTGCGTTTTATTGGTGCCTTGTATTTTTCATCACCTAGTAATATAATCGGGCTATATTTTGCATTCAATTCTGTCATCATTTTGTAATGTTTTATGTGAACATCGTGCAAATTCGTGACAAAATCTTTTCTGTGAAAGACCACATTCAACAATTGATCCAAAGGTTCCGATAAACATCCTAAATAATAAAGCCTATCGAGACGCAATAAATCTCGATGACTTTTAAAATAAATTGGATCTTCTACGCGCTCACACAACTTTGCCTTTGAATCAATATGATTTATAATCAAAAATTCAATTCGAGATCCTGCTTCGACAGGCTTTCCACGAAGTGTCATTTTATGAGCAAGTTGTACATGTGCAGGTTTAGATCGTAGTATATACTCTTCAAACCAAGCATTTTTGGAAAATACAGCTTCGTTGGTCAAATTGCTATTAAAATATTCAATCTTGAATCCTTCTTCGACAGGAAAAGTATGAATCCCTAAATCTTCTAATCGCTTCTTCATTTTTTTATACTCGGTAGGAAGTGGACGAATCTTGTATTCTTTATTCACCTGCTTTGAAATCACAAAGTAGCTTCGTTGTGTTACCCTCCATTGCATCAATTCTAAAACATGATTATTGATGAGTTCATAGACAGACGCCTGTGAATCCCCATTCATTAGTGATCGCACAACCTTTTCATAAAGAACTCGAATCCATTTACAATTATCTCGACGAGCAAGCAGTACACCACGAATCGTCAACTTTTCATCTAGCTCTCCGTCTTCGCCACAAGTGTAGGCCATGTACCTCTTTTTGGTCAAGATCAAAAATTTCTTATAAATCTTTTCTTCAAAAACCAGCTTCATTGGAGGTGGGAATAATTTTAATAATTGATCTTCCACCTTTTTCGCCATTTGCCATGATTTTTTGGCATTGGTGTATCCAGGAAAATGACAATAAATACTATCTGTATTTTTGACAATCAAGTTACCAATACCTGCGTGAAAAGTTCCATCTTCCGTCTCCAAATCATAGACAAAATCTTTGCAGGATCCAAGTTTTTCAATCTTGAGAATGCGACCCAAATGCTGTTGTTGATGATTGGGAAAAAACAACACCTTGTCTTCTTTCTCTTCCAGTATAGTATTTGGAAACTTTTGACTCATATACAAGTACAACATCATGATATCATTTTTTTCATTGGGTTGATTTTTTTTATTAAAAACAACAGTACCATTTGCCAATATCTCCATCGCATCTGTAATCTCCAGAGAAAGTTCCAACCGCTTTGATTCCCAAAAATCAACCGAATTCCAATACAACAAATCATCTCCTACTCCAACTTCCCCTGGCTTTTTTAAATCACAAAAAATATTTAGCAAACTATGATCCTCTGTCACTTCTACAATTCCTGAAGTCGTGGTGATACGAAACATTTGCTTGTTTGTATAATGACGAATCACCTTGACGATGCGTGACCAACCAGTCTTGGACATTACTAATATATTTCGAATTGGCTCTACGCGTTCTTTTTGTGTCAATCCTTCCACATCAGCTTTAAATTCTGGATACTCCATTTTATCTTCAGCGTGCATATCAAACAAAGATTCAATTGATACTACTCGAATTCTATTTTGCTCGCATATCGATATTGGTGTATCCTTGGAAACAGAATCTCCATAAATGAGTTGTCCGTCATAAGTCTTTTTTACAAACTCAGCAGCTTTTTGAATGGATGCTCTACCCATCGCAGTGGTTGACATGGCACCAGGCATAAATGGCAAATATCCTTTCTTGACACCCATTGCTCCATACATACTGTTTGCGGATAGTTTGTAAGCTAATTGACGCTTATCTAAAACAGTTAGTCGAGTCTCTGCCGCATCCTTGTCACTACATTCCTTTTTGACACTTTTCATTTGCTTTTTTGTTTCTGAACGCTGATTCAACAAATTTTTCAACAAACTTGGAATCACACCAAGAGGTTCCTTTTTAAAGACATAACGATGACTACCACAAAGAACGCGTGATTTAGAAGCACCTGCCTTTTTAACAGTAGTATCGTGTTCACAATTGATATGATCGTCCCATTCAATGATATGGCAATCTTTCAAATTTACTTTTGATTCGTCCACTACAAGTGTTGAATAATCAATATTGTAAGCAATAATTGTTGTTGGATATAGAGAACTGAAATCAAAAGGAATCACCCAATCATAAATACCAGGTTCTGGAGGGAAGACAAATGCACCTGAATATCCCTGACATTTTTGTAAAAGTTCGTGGTCTTGAATCGACTGAATCAAAATATTGTCGTGAAAACATTTCTTATAAACTTGACTAAACACTTTAATTTGCTGTCCTTTGGTAAACAAATACATCATCGGTACATTGCAAATCTTGGCCATTTCACTCAAACCAATCCACAATTGCAGAACACCAAAAAGTTTCAATACAAGCGCAGAATCTTGTACACAATATTTACCACATTGCGACAATTTCTTGACACCATTCAAATCTCCCAAACATCCAAGTTCATAGGCCTTGAAAATATCCTGAGGTGTTAGGGGATCCTTTGTTTCACCGAGAAAAAAAGTAGAAACCGTTTTAAGTTTATAATTACTAAATTTATAGTCTCTTTTCACTACAGGGAGCAAGTCAACAAAAACTCGCCCTTCCGTATCTAAATAATGAAACTCTTGATATGAATAAGCAGACGAAGACCATTTTATTTCCTTTTCAGGAGCGTGTTTGAAATCTGGAATACCAAGTAAATCAAACTCGGATAAAATATCCAACATTTTGCATCGCTTAATCATATAAGGAATATCAAAACCAAAAATATTATAACCAACCACCATATGTGGGTTGGTTTCTCGGATTAATTTTGTAAAGCCCAATAGCAAATTCTTTTCATCTTTACATTGTATACAAATCACATCTTTGCCAACAATAGAAGAAGTAACTTTCCCAAGTGTCAGTAAATACTTTTGTGTAACACTGGGAAACTTTTCCAAAACACAACTAATTTGAAAAATCTTGTCTGCTTCTACTTCTGCCAAAGGCATTCGCTGTGGATTGGAAGAATAAACCTCGATATCAAAAGAAAGAACAGTCGGAACTGGAACGCCTAGAGCAATCTCTTCTTTGGAAGTTGCTGCTAC